CGCCATGCCGGAGTTGACCGGCCAAACGCGAATACCGCGTTTGATTTTGGCGCCCAACGGGCCCACGTCCACGGGCGAAGCCGCCCCAAGCAGCGCCGGTGCGCGTGAATCGCCCTTGATCACCAGCACGCGCCCGCCCTGCCGCCGCGCCCAATGGTAGACCTCCGTGGTCGCGAATCCGGAGTCGATCGCGAGTTGCATGATGGGCAACTCCAGCCCCGATGCGGTCGTGAAGGTTTCGTTCAGCAGGCCGGTGAGTTTCTCCCACACCGCCGGGCGCGACGTGTCGCCTTCGAACACGCGATAATCGACCGACCACGATTCCTTCCCACGGCCCCAGGCGGCGATCTCGACTTCGATACGGTCCTTCTGAACGTCCGCGCCCGCCGTAAGGAACAGACCGCCGCGCGGGACCAGCCCGATCTTGTAGTCCTCGCGGCGGTCGTAGAGCTTCTGCCAGTCCGGAGCTTCGCCGAGTTGGGTCCACGTCTCGCCCAGTACGGTGTTGACGAATACCTGGAGCAGCGAGGAGTTCTTCTGCGCCTGCTCGAACTGCTTAGCGGCGTCGCCCCAGGAAAACCAGCCGACCGGACTGTAGAGGCTGGAGATGTGGAAGCCCGCCGTCCTGCCATCGCCCTTCGTGCCTGCGCGCCACTCGCCGCGAGCCAGCATCCAGTGCTTCTGATGGTTCTGAATCTCCTGGCCGCAATGCTCGCAAACGTAAACCGCCGCCTGCGGATTGCCCTTCGGCCACCGGAGTTGCGCGAACTTCAGGACCTGGAAGTCGCGGCAAGTCGGGCACGGCACGAAGTACTTACGCCGATCGCTCTCTTCATACGCCGCCTCGATCCGGCTCATGCCGGTGATCTTGGGCGTCGAGCAGAGGAACACCTTCCGCCTGGCGAACGTCCGCGTGCGCGCCATCGCCAGCGTGATCGGGTCGCCCTCGCCTTCCACATCGCCGGGATAGGCGTCCACTTCGTCCAGGAACAGATACCGCGCAGCCATCGACCGCAGGCCGACCGCGCTGTTCGCACCGGTCATCACCAGCACGCCGCCGGGAAAATCCTTCGACAGCACCGTGTTGCCGGAATCCCGCGACCGTGGATCGCGCACGAGCTTCCGCAGCACCTCCGACTCCTCGATCAGCGGGTCGATGCGCTGTTTCGAGTTGCGCTTCGCCATCTCGACGGTGGGCTGCACCGCCATCATCGGCCCCGGCGCCTGGTGGATGATGTAGCCCATCCAGTTGTTGCCGCACTCCGTGCCGCCGATCTGCGCGCCCTTCATGAACACCGTGCGCTCGATGGGCGACATCGGCGAGAGGCAATCCATGATCTCGCGCAGATAAGGCGTGCGCTCCGTGCGCCAGCGACCGTGTTCCGCCGACGCCCGTTGCGAGAGCCAACGGTAGCGGTCGGCCCACTGCGAGATGGTGAGCAGCGGGTCCGGGCGCGCGCCGGCCGCGGCGGCGGCAGAATAGATTTGCTCAGCCGTTAGCGTCGGCGAAATCATTCAGGGCCTTCCGAATCTCAACCGTGAGCGCCTCATGCACCTTGGCGGCTTCACTCTCGGCGGCAAGCATCGCGGCGAGGCGGTCGGGGAGATTGAGCATCGCGTCGCGGAACTGCCGGAACTTGTTGTAGGCGGCTACTTGAACCTCATCGCCAGATACGAGCTGCGCTATTCGTTCCTCGTATTCGATCTTGGCGAGGCGCGCCTGGTAGTGCTCCCGCACGGCCCGCGCCTTGGTGTACTGCGACGCGCCGAAGACCTCGGCATCCTCGTCTGCCTGGCCGCGCCGGTCGACCGCTGGCGCATGGCTCTGCGTGTTACGTGCCCACTCTTCGTCTGCCACATCGGAGTCGATTTGCCCGGTGGGCAGTGTCGAGATGCGGCCTGTCTCGATGGCCTTCTGGACGGTGCTCACCGAAACGCCGCGCTGCCGGGCATACGCCCGCTGGCTCATGTTCGCCATGAAAAGATTCCCGAACTTTCCGCTTGCCTTCCGGGGCGACCGGAGTGATGAATCGTCATGCGCGGATCACCCGCCGAAAGGAAAAGCACCCCGATGACGAACGCAGAAGCCACCAAGACCACCGAAACCGCCGCCGTTGCGGAACAGGGCGCGCAAGTCGCGCCGGAGAAGGCCACCTCGAAGAAGGCTGCCAGCAACAAGAAGGGCGCGCCCAAGGCCAGCAAGGGCGCGAAGAAAGCCACCAAGCAAGCCAAGGCCGCGCCGAAGAAGCATGCCAAGGAGAAGGCCACCAGCAAGAAGGCACCCAAGGCGAAGGAGGCTGCGGTGCCGCGCGAGTTCTCGAAAAAGAGCATCGTTCTGGACCTCCTGCGCCGGCCCAAGGGCGCAACCATGGCCGAGATCGCCAAGGCGACCGACTGGCAGAACCACTCGATCCGGGGCTTCATCAGCGGAAACCTCACCAAGAAGATGGGCCTCACGGTCGAGTCCGGCAAGAACGAATTGGGAGAACGGACGTACAGAATCGCGAAGTAGGCCCCTGCACACACCGCTCCAAACCAGCCGCCTGGAAACGGGCGGCTTTCTTGCGGGCGACGCGACTAATCCCTTGCGTTGTCGGCGCACCGGAGTGATGAATCGTCATGTACGGAGAACGCAGATGAAAACCACCACCACCAAGAAGCAGAGAGCCACCAGCCCAGGATTCGCAATTGTAATAACGGACGACACCGAACTGGGCCTCGCGACGCTGATCGCGGAATCCGAAGACGGCCAGTATGAGCCCATCGGCGTAGTCGTAAGCATCAACGAGGCGCGCGAGATCGCGCAATGCGACCTCCGGAACAGGATGAAGAAACTGGAGCGCGGCGGCGATCCCGGCCTTTGCCCGTACTGCTACAAGGTCTGGGCGCAAGGACTCGAAGGCGGCTACCGGGTCGCCGCGGAATTGCTGGCGTCCAGCCTGTAGAAAGAGCGCACGCCTCCACTTCACCGCCGCCAGCGTCCTGCTGGCGGCTTTCTCTATTTGGGCGGCTCCCCGTCCGGAACGGGCGGCAGCAACGACACCAGGAATTCCGCGATGCAAGCCTTCCACGTGTTCCCCACGTGTTCATCCATCACATCGAACGGCGCGGCGGCCGCATCGACGCCAACCGAACGCGCGATCTCGATCAACGACGCGAACGACCGATCCGCCAGCGTCTGCAGGTGCGGCGCGACGCGCGGATCGTCGCAACGATCAGACCACTGCGATTCCATTCGAAGCCTCCAGAATCTCCATCGCTTCCTTCATCGGGTGCCACAGCCCCGTCTTCGGGTCGCGGTAGACCATCCACCCACGATCCGCGTTTGTCCGGTAAGCCCAGCCGGCATCAGCCAGCCGCGCGTGGTTGCTCTGTTCCATCGCCAGCCTCCCCTCCAACTAGATCGTTGAACGCGCGGCCGGAGTCGGCGTGCCGCGCAACGTCGCCCGTGTAGTCCTGCCAGCGACGAACCGCTACGTCGCAGTATTTCGGGTCCAGTTCAATCACGCGCGCCTGGCGGTTGGCGCGCTCGCACGCGAGGAGCGTCGTTCCGGACCCGCCGAACGGATCGAGGATCGTGTCGCGGGTCTTGCTGCTGTTCCGGAGCGCGCGCTCAACAAGTTCCACCGGCTTCATGGTCGGGTGCTCCAGGTTCGCCATGGGCCGCTTGATGAACCACACGTCGCCCTGGTTCCGGTCGCCGCACCAGAAGTGCTGAGTCCCGTCGCGCCAGCCGTAGAGGATCGGCTCGTACATCCGCTGGTAGTCCGACCGGCCCAGCGTGAAATGGTGCTTGGCCCAGATCACGAAGGTCGACCAGTGGCCACCGGCGTCCGAGAACGCGCGAAACAGCGTGTGCAACTCCGACGAGGACATGCACATGTAGATGGCGCCCTTCGTGACGGCCAGCATGTTGGCCGACGACTCTCGAAGGAAGTCATAGAACTTCTCGCCAAGCGCGTCGTTGCCGATAGTGAGTTTCTTCGCGGTCTTTCCTTCGTAGGCGACGTTGTACGGCGGATCGGTGAAAACCATATCAGCCAACCCGCCGGCCAGGACCTTCTCGATGTCGGCCATCTGCGTCGCGTCGCCGCAGAGCAACCGATGCGGGCCCAGCAGCCAAACGTCCCCCAGGACCGTGACGACCTGTTTCTGATCGCTTAGGATCGCGTCCGGATCGGTGAGTCCGTCGCTGGTCGTCTCCGGGTCGCGGAGCAGTTCCTCCAGTTCGGCGTTGGTGAAGCCAACCAGATCAAGGTCGAAGGAATCCGCTTTGAGCGAATCCAGTTCGACGCGCAACATCTCCTCGTCCCATCCGGCGCTCAGCGCCAGCCGGTTGTCGGCGAGCACCAGCGCGCGGCGTTGCGTTTCGGAGAGGTGGTCGAGAACGATGACCGGGACTTCCGTCATCCCGAGTTTCCGGGCGGCAAGCAGGCGCGCGTGCCCCGCAATGATCACTCCGTCCGCGCCGACAAGAATTGGATTCGTCCACCCGAACTCGATGATGCTGGCGGCGACCTGCGCCACCTGCTCCTCCGTATGCGTCCGCGCGTTGCGAACGTAAGGAATGAGGCGGTCGATCTGCCAGCGTTCCACGACGAGATCGCGCAAGACACGCTCCGGGATCACGGAACTCTCCCGTCGCGTGGCGATTGCTTGCGCGATCTTCATGTGGATTGGGTGCTACGCGGTCTTGGCAAGGTGGGCGCCGAGAGCCGATGCCACAGCCTGCTGGTGAGAAGCCGGAGTCTGGCCGGCGGTGAAAGCGGCTTCGATGGCCTGGACGAGCGCCACCACCTCCTGCGTCAACTGAATGCCGGAGGGAGCCACGCTGAGAATCGTCTGAATGATCTGCAAGAAGTTCATCGTCTTGTCCTTTCTGGTCCGCACGAGAAAGCCCGTCGAGGCGGCCTTGGAGCCGAAGCTTCCGCAACCGCCTCGCGCGGGGATCTCCCGTATGGGGAGATCTACGCAGCCTTGGCCTGCGTCTGGGAAGGGGTCGACGCCCCTCCGGAAGCGGTCACCACAACGGGCACCAGGGCCGCGATCGTCTGCGAGATCGCGGCAGCCAGAGCGCTCGCGATCACCGGCGTCAGCGACGTGAACAGGTTCGCGACGTTGGCGGTGACGGCCTCGGCACTCACCGCTTCGCCAGCTCCGGCGGCGGCGACAGCGCCCTTCGTGGTCTCGCTGGCGGCCGTGCCGGCGGGCGATACCGTCTGCTGGCCCTCGGTCGTACCGACCTGGCCGGACAACACGATGCCGGCGTTGATGGCGTGATCGATCGTCGCCGCGTTCTGAGCGCGACGGCTGGCGGTCTGCGCCAGGTCCAGCGAGACCGCTTCCCAGGCGCGCTGACGCGCCAGGCTTTCGCGGCGGTTGTCCAACTCTTCGTCGAAGAGCAGTTTGATGTTTTCGGCGCCGCCCAACAGACTCGGCTGGTGGGTGACGCACGGGGAAAGATTGGGATTGGTTTCGGCCATACGGGAAATTCCTTTCGGTTGGACTTGCGGTTAGGGTCATGCAGCCCGGATCACCGGGCCGCTCAAAGAGAAGAGATCAGGAAGCCTTTTTGCTGCCGTAGAACGGGTTCGGGCCGTGATGTTTGATGGCCCGCGAGTCCTGCCGCTTTGGGTTCAAAGCCTGGTCGACAGGCACGCCGCGCGACTCCGCGGCCGCAGCGAATGTTTCTCCGGTCTCCGCAAGCATCGGCGTCTCGCCGGTCAAGTTCATGATCCGGCGCAGAATCACATCGCAATAGGCGGGGCTGATTTCACAGCCATAGCCAGCGCGCTCCAACAACGCCGCCGCGGCCATCGTGGTTCCGGACCCCATGAACGGATCGAATACCACATCGCCGATATCGCTAAACGCCTGCAGGAAGAACTCGACAAGCGGGCGCGGGAAGGGAGCGGAATGCGATCCCTGACCGGACTCCGTGCGGACTTCGATGACGTTGGAAGGCCGCGCGACGCCTGCGTGGCGCCCTTCCGAATCATCGGACAGGCTGTTCCGGCTCCGTTGCCAGGCGCTCTGGTTCTTCCCGCCGTCGGCTGCGGCACCACGCGGGCCGGTGCCCAGCAAGCCGCTGCCGGAAGTCGCCTTCGG